ATGGATGACATTTTTGAAGAAATCAGGGCAGAACGCCGCCGTCAGGATGAAAAATGGGGTGAACAAAACCATTCCATGCTTCATCAAGGCTATTCTCAGTTTTGGGATGAAGTAATCAGTAAACAGCTAACATCCACACGAAAAAGAATTGAACGCGGAAATTTCGGCTGGTTTGATATTTTGCTGGAAGAATTTTGCGAGGCTTTTCTGGAGAAAGAAGAGGAAGGACAGCGCAAAGAAATGATACAGGTTGCCGCCGTAGCGGTTGAAATCATTGAAAGCCTTGACAGAAAGAAAAAGAAAAGGGAAAAAAATGTCAAATAACAATTTGTCTGCCCGTGAACGGGAAATTTATGACATGCTGTTGGAAGGTAAAACGGCTGCAGAAATAGCTCATGCACTTAAAATTAATTGCTGTACAGTCAGCTTGCATAAGAAAAACATTTATCTCAAGTTAGACGCTCAAAACAGGGGCTTTGAATTCTTCCGCGCGTTAAACGATAAGGTTGAAGAGCAGGAAGAGATTGAAGAGCGGGAAGAGGAAGAACGCCGTTTCAAGAACAAGAAGGCGCTTTTATTTTATCCGCCGCGATGCGGACCTTTGGAGAACTGGAATGCATGGAGGAGGTTTGTATGATGATAATGTTTTTTGGGGTGATGACGGAAATTTATGACGACGATTCCGTTAAAGTGTCTCCGCTTTATTGCAGAAGTGAGATAAAGCCTGACAATGAATTGAAAGTGTTCAACGGGGTAACCGTTTATAAAGACTGGTACGAAACGGAAAGCGCTGCCGAATTGGCGCTTGCCAAAAGAAAAGAGTCGGTAAAGATACCGGCGTAAAAGCTGGAGGAAAAATGTTATGTATGTGGAAAAAGAAACGGAAAAGGCGTTATTGGTTGTGCATGACGCGGTAACGTTCTGGATTCAAAAGAGGTGGATGAAAAACGGCAAACTTACGCCTGCGGGATGGAAGGCGTTCCGGGACGCACAGAAAGCGCATTGGCAGCATTTTAATTTTGACGCGCTTAAGGAGTTTGAGCTTGAGCGGGAGACCGGCAAGGCGGTACTGCTGCGGTGCGTGATGGTCAGGCCGAACGGAGAAAAGACCGACGTGAAATTCTGGATGCCGAAGTCGATGACGCATAACTGGAACTTTGTGTCAAGGAAAGTCAGGGAGCTTGAGGACGGGTTTCCGTTTGTGGGGGCCCGAGTTGTATGGAGCGGGAACGGCGTTCAGGACGCCGCCGCTTCGTGAGGCAAAGGAGGCGGAGCATGTGTGAGAGTTATTGTCAAAACATGGACGAAATCGGCAATACGGGAATTGCTTATTGTAATGTCCCGTTAAGCATTCAGGGAAAAAGTTGTAGAAGCTGCAGAGTTTATCAAAAAGACGCAACCATAGCTATTGCGGAAGAAATATCAAAGATAAAAACCACGTTGGAAGAATCGGCGCATGTTCTTCATGAAGCAAAGAGCATAAAAGATAAAAATAAAAAACATTTACGCCTGAAGGAAGAACGGGTTAATTTATTAGGTGAAATTGACAAATATTATTATTGTTCCGCCAATGATTTTATCGATGGCAAATGTATGATGACACAAGGCGTTTGCCGTGTGTGTGAATGTTATCACCTTAAACATCCAAACCCGGAAGAATACAGAGAAGAATACGGAAAGAATTACCCTGATGAAGCTGCGGTATATGTGATAGATATTGATGAAAGTGGTGAAGCAAAGTGGCGTATAACTGAATACCAAAAAGAAAAAAACAGAAAACCTGTTTATGAAACTCTCAGTAATGGTGTTATTATCGGATACAAAGAAAACATAATAATCTGCGCATGCACTCCGTTCGGAATTCCTGGTAACGACTGGAGCCCGCAATGAATCAGGACGACGTGCTTGTGCGGCTTAAAAAATTGCACGAGTGCAAAGAACCGTTTAAATTGAATTTCTCCGGAAAGAAAAGCAAAAGCGCTAACGGGGTGTACAGGCCCGCAAGCCGCGAGATTGTCATTCACAACCTCAATTTTACGGATGACGGAGGGCGCCTGAACGAATCGGCGTTAATGTACACGGCGATTCACGAACTTGCGCATCACATTCAGTTTACGGAGTTCAGGCAAAAGGGAGTCCGCTGCCATACAAAACTTTTTCATTCGATTATGGACGGCCTTGCGGACAAGGCGGAAGAGGCTGGCGTCTACAAGCCGGAGATTGACGGCGAGATAAAAGAGCTTGTAAGGGAAGTTAAAGAAATAAGCTGCGCCATTGCAAACCTTCAGCGTGATCTTGGCAAGGTATTGGCCAAACTGAACGAAGCCTGCGTTAAAAAAGGAGTGAGATACGAAGACGTTGTAAAAAGAAAAGCGCGCATATCTGTTGACACCGTGAACAGGGTGTTAATGATAGCGGCGCTTGACCTTCCGGAAGGCGTCGGCGCGGACGTACAGGAAGCGATAGCGAAAGAACGCAATGAGGAAAAGCGGCGGATAATGTCGGTAACGGCGCAGGCGGGAAAGAGCGTGGCCCAGGTCAGGCAGGCGGGTTCGTCATCATCCACGCAAAACAAAGAAAACGAATTTGACTATTTGCTGAAGGAGAAAGAACGCCTTGAGATGAAAATAAAAATGCTGCAGCAGAGATTAAGGAGCATTGTGGAGAAGATAAATTCGGACCGCGGGCTTCGGCCGCCATGCGCGTCCGGCGGATAGGAGAAAAGTTTATGACTAAAAAAGAATTTCAGGAAACAAACGAAATGTTAGACGAAAAATTTCGGGAATTGACGTACTGGCTGGAAGAAGACTGCGGTGAAGTATATCCGGATGAGGATTGGGCTGACAAATATGAGTGGGAGGAAAACGATGATTGAAATGCCGATTGCAGTATTTTTTGTCATTCTGCTTTTAAGCGTTGTGCTTGGCGTTCTTTTATTTGCGATGTTTCAGAATTTTTAATTCTGAAAAAAATTTAAATTAGGAGAAAGAAAATGGTAAAAACGGTTAAGCTGGAAGAAATTGTCAGCGATGACAACAGGAAGTACACGAAGGAAGACGGCTTTGAGCAGCTGGTATCAAGCATTGAGCGGCACGGAATAATCGAGCAGCCGGTGGTCAGGATGCTGGAAGACGGCCGGTTCAAGGTGGTAGCCGGACGGCGGCGGATAGCGGCGCTTCGCAGGCTGAACGTCGCGGAGACGGACTGCGCGGTATACGGCGACGGCGATTGCGCGAGCGACGAGGAAATCGCCGCGGCGGAGAACATAAACCGCCTGGAAATGCACCCGCTTGACGAGGCGGCGCTGTTCTCATCGATGGCGGACGGGGGAAAATCAGTTGAAGAAATCGCGCGGCATTACGCGCGAAGCCCGTCGGCGATATACAAGAGATTGCGCCTTTCGGCCCTCACGGAGGAACTGAAGGGGATGTTCCGGGACGGCATATTGAACATTGCGGGTGCCGCGCTGCTTGCGGAGCTGCCTGACGAAAATCAGAAAAAATTCCATGAGCTGTACGGGCACAAAGACAAAGAAGTAGAACACGCTGTTGTGAGCAATTTTTTTTATAAAAGCCAGAAAAACAAAATAGAAAAAAGCATGAAAGGCTGCGAATTGTGCGTGAAAAGAACGCATAACGAAGGCAATTCCCTGTTCAAGGAATACGATTACCTGACCGACGTGTGCCTTGACGGCGACTGTTACCGCGCGACGTGGTATGAGATGATAAACGCCGCGCTGACGGCGGTGATGATACAGATGAACGAGGCCGGAATAAAGACGGACGATAAAATATTTTTTGACGGCCAGATTGCGAAACAGATGTACGGCAAGGCGAACTTTGTAAAATTCAACATAGAAAACAAACTTATCGATTTTGAAGTGTTACGCGAAAAAGATTACGAACGCGGCGCGGAGACCAACAGAAAGAAAGACGCGTGCTGGGAGATACGTACGGATTATGAAGGGAATGTCAAAATAAAGCGCGTGGGATACAAGGCGCGGCCGGTGAGAGAGAAAGCGCCTGAAGCGGAAGCAGCGGATAACGTAAAAGTTTCCGGCAAAGGAATCAATAAAAAAGAAATTGACGTTTACGGCCGTGAGGCGCTGGAAGCCGCGGCGGAAGAGATGCAAACGACTTCTGCGGAACTGGTAAAGAAACTGCGAGACACAAAAATTTATTCTTACAACTATAAAGAAGCAATATCCGATCTGGTTATTGGGCGTGTTATTGACATGAACATAAAGAGAGACTGCGAAAACAGCAAAAAGAATCCGGGAAGATACCAGCCGCGCGACTATCTGGGGCTGTTTATGGAAATATTGGACGATGAAAGTTTTGTCCGGAAAACATACATTGAAGAAGAATTTGACGACGAGCAGAAAAGATGGCTGCGCGGACTGTTCGGCGTAGGAAGCATAAAAAGCATATCGAAAGAATTTGACGAAGACGCGCAGAAGATGTTTCATTTTTTGTTAATTACGATGGGTTTCAGGAGCGACGTGCCTGAACCCGAAGACTTTGAAAAAGAGAAAGAGAAGGATGAAATATTCCTGCGTTACGCCGACATTGGCGCCGACGAATACAGGGCGCTGTACCTTCAGGCGGCGAAGGAAGCGACCGCCAGGATGCTGAAACCGAAGGAGAAAAAAGAAAAGAAGAAAAAAGAAACAATGGCGCAGAGGAATTCCAGGATTGAGAAAAACAGTCCGAATGAACCTGACGATGAACTTGATGACGAGACGGAATATGTAACGGAGTGGAATGATGACGAAACCGAAGAGCCGTTCTGACAGGAAAAAGGAGCGGACGGAACTTGAGTGGAGTTTCCTGAATTCCTTATTGGGCGCTCTTGATTACGAAGACTTGCGCAAGGTCATATCTGAAAAATACCCTTCTGTAAGCTGGAGGCAGTTTGCCGACAACCGGCACAAGGCGTTATGGCGCGCGTTACAGACGCTTGATCTTAAGACCGTGGAAGAGCGTATGGACGTGATTGAAAAAGAGCTGGAAGGCGAGGCAAAAGCGAACCCCATTAATGACGCGCCGGGGGACGATCTTGTAATGGGGTCGCCGGGGAGCGCCGCGGCAAGGCAGTTCAAGGAAAAACTGATAGAGCGCTCATCTGGAGCGGCGTGGCTGGAACGCGGGCTTGAACTTGCGGGCCTTCTTGGCGAGGTGGGAGGGAAAATATATTTGCGCGGCTTGTGCGAAAGCGGATTAAACGGCGGGCTGTCTGAAGTAACGGAAAGGCTTGCGGGGAGGCTGGGTTTTAAATAATGGCAAGAAAGAAATTGACAAATGAAGACCATTACATAAAGACGGGCATGAAGACGCGCCTGTCGGACAAGCGTGAAGAAACCGCTTCGGGCAAACTTGCGGCGTACATAATAAACAAGATACCGGAAAAGTTTGACATATACGAAGACAGCGACATAAACGAGGTGCATTTTGTGGAAGCGATAGTATCGGTCTGCGGGCGTTACATCCGTTTCTGCCCGCAGACGGGCTGGCTTGTATACAAAGAAGACGAGGGGAGATGGACGGAACGTTACGCGGAATCTGCGGTAACGAGGGTGATAACGCATTTCGGGTATCTGCTGCAGGAAAACGCGATGAAGACGAACGAGGGGGAGATAACGTTCGCGCGCAGGATACTGTCGGCCGCGGGGATTGGGGCGGTAAAAAACATATTGAAACACAACGTCCGGATAGCGGTAGAACAGGAAGCGTTTGACGCGGACGGGGACAAGCTGAACTGCATGGGGGACGCGTACAATCTGCGCACCGGGGAGATGAGGGCCTCCCAGCCGGAGGACATGTTTTCCAAGAGCGTCATGTGCAAGGCTTCCGAGCTGAAGAAGAAGGACGGCGCGTGGGAGATGCCGGCGCTGCCGAAAAAGTTTGAAGATTTTTTAAACAAGGTAACGAGCAAGGACGGGCAGCTGAGAAGCGATCTTGCGTTTTACATAATGTCGTATTTCGGGTACTGCCTGACGGGGGACAACGGCGCGTCCTTCTTCGTCAATTTTCACGGGCAGGGCAAGAACGGCAAGTCGGTTTTATTGAACCTGATGATGGAGCTGTTCGGGGACTACGCGGCGCCTTTGCCGCAGGACGTTGTAATAGAGAACCGTTTTCAGGGCCAGTTTGACCTTGCCGGGCTTCCGGGAATAAGGCTTGGCGTATTGATAGACGCTCCTGAAGGGCGGCTTAACATGGACATGTTAAAGCCCATCATTTCCGGAGACATGGTAAACGCCAAAAGGAAATATCTGAAAGATTTTAATTTCAAGCCTGTATGCAAGATAGCGGTGGGGAGCAATCCGAAGCTGACGCTGAAGGACACGGGAATGGCGATAAGGCGGCGCGTACGGATGGTTCCTTTTGACTACATAGTGCCTGACGACAAACTGGTGGCAAACCTGCACCGGCAGCTTATAAAAGAGGAAGCGCCCGCGATACTTGCGCTTCTGATATGGTTTGCGCATGAATATTACAGGAGAGGGGAAGGACCGCGGGCGCTTCCTCCGTGCGCGGTGGTGGACGAAGCGAGCAGCGAATACCTTGCAAGCGAGGACCTTGTAGGCAGATGGATTAACGAGAGAACGGAAGCGGATGAAGGGAGTTCGGAGAGTTCGGCGGATTTATACGAAGATTTCCGCAAATGGGCGCAGGAAGAGGGCGTGCGCAAGGTGATGAGCCGGAACAAGCTGGGTGAGCAGCTGCTGACAAAGTTCAAGAAGCAGCGTTTCGGGGACGCGTATTTTTATACCGGAGTAAAGCTGAAACACAAACCGCAGCCGCCGTTAGAAAGCGGCGGCGGATAACCCGCGAAAAGAAAGAAAGCAGAAAAAAAACAAACAACTCAATCTGATTTTACGCCGGACAACCGAATCGAGTCCGGCGTTTTGCGTTTTTTGGCGGAAGGAGGCGGACAATTCAGGCGGCGCAGGCGCGGAAAAATGTTAATAAACTGCAAAACGGAGTAATACAAATACCGTTTCAATGCAAAGTTACGCCAGACCGCCGGACTGACGCCGGACTGTTTTTCCGGGTCCGGCGTCTTCTAATTCCTTACTACATAAGGAATTAACATGACTAAACGCCATACCGCCAAACAAATGCTAGAAAAGTTTTTATAATAAAAAAATTTAATTTATAAATATATAAAAAGTTTATACGCGTGTTTGTATGGCGGTATGGCGGCGCATGAAGAAAAAAAACAAAAACGCTTGACAGAAACAAAACAAATACCTTATAAATAAAAAAAAAGACAGAATGCTAAAAATCGGCATGCTCTAACCTGTCGCAATAACGCCTAAGCGTAAATTGTGAGGGAGAGTCCGTGTCCGGAAAAAGCGTCCAGCAAGATTTATTCAAAGAAGCGCCGTTATGGTACGAAGGGCTTACCGCCCGCAGGCGTCTTTTTGTAGAGTACTACTGCACGGACCGCACGTGTTTTTTAAACGCGACCGCGGCATACATAAAATCATTCGGAAAAGCAAAGAGCCTCTCTGAAAGTTCGATACAGTCGAACTCTTCGCGCATGATGAGGGACCCCAAAATAAGGGACGCGATAGCGCGTCTTTTGAGGTCGAGGCAGAACGAAGAGGACCGGCTGACGGAATACCAGGTGCTTGACCTGTTAAAGACGCTCACCTTTTACAATCCAAAAGAAATAATTGACGAATTCGGAAACCTCAAGGGCAGCATGGAGGAGCTGGGCCCGCTTGCCATGTGCATAACGGGGATAAAGAAAACGCGCAACGGCAGGGAATACAGGCTGTACGACCGCACAAAGTCATTAAGCGTGTTATGCGAATACCTGGACATGATAAGGACGCCTGAAAGCAACACCGTCATCAACCCCGTTGTGTGCATAACAGACAAGGACGTGGAAGCGCTGCGGGAGCAGGAAGAAACTTCGCACGTCAAAGACGCCTGCACTGATGTGGAAGCCGAATACGAAGTGATGGAAAAAGAGTGAAAAAATGACAGGTTTTGATCAGAAAATAATCAATAACGTTTTATGGAAACCGCACTACAAACAGGCGCTTGCGTTAAAATGCCCGGCGTTTGAACTGTTATTCGGGGGAGCCGCAGGCGGCGGGAAGAGCGATTTTCTGCTCATAGATTTCTACGCGGGCGTAAACAGATGGGGCAAGGCGTGGCAGGGGATATTGTTCCGCAGGACATACGCGGAGCTGGAAGAACTGTTGAAGCGCGCGAACGAGCTGTACCTGCCTCTTGGGGCAAGATATACGGACAAAAACAAAACGTACACGTTTGCAAACGGCGCGTCAATCAAGTTCCGGTATCTGGAACATGACGGCGACGTATTGAACTATCAGGGGCATCAGTACACGTGGATAGGGTTTGACGAGCTGGGGAACTATCCTACTGATTTCGCGTGGCGTTACATGATAATCCGGTGCCGGTCGGCCGCGGGAGTGCCCTGTTACATGAGGGCGACCGCCAATCCGGGAGGGGTGGGGCACGCGTGGATAAAGTCGCGGTTTATAGACGGTTTTGAACCGAACAGGACGCACAGGACTGTAGAATCATCCGGATTTCCGATAACCAGATGTTTCATACCGTCGAAGCTGGAAGACAATCCGGCGCTAATGAAGAACGATCCGGACTATGCCAACCGCCTGAAATTATTGCCGACGCACCTCTACCGCGCGATGCGCGGCGGCGACTGGGACATATTCGCGGGACAGGTTTTTGACGAGTTCCGCCGCGAGCTGCACGTGGTAAAACCTTTCGCGCTTGAGAACGGGCTGTGGAAAAAGTTCTACGCGCTTGACTGGGGGTACGCGAAGCCGTTTTCCCTGGGCAAGTGGGCTGTAAACGGAGAGGGGCGAATGGTGCGTTACGGCGAGTGGTACGGCTGCGCGAAGGACGCGATGGACGAGGGGATAAAGATGGGCAGCGCCGAAGCCGCGGCGAAAGCGTGGGAGATGGCGGTGCTTGAAGGCGTTACGGAAATTGTAGCGGACGGAGCCATGTGGTCGAAGATTGACGACGGTCCTTCCGCCGCGGAGACATGGGAAGACGCCGGTTTTACGATGATAAAAGCCAATAAGGACAGGATAAACGGGCTTGCGATATTCCATCAGAGGCTTAAGACAAACTGCGAAGACGGAAGACCCATGCTTTTAATATTCGATCACTGCGTTGATTTCATAAGGACGATACCGGTACTGACGCCTGACCCGTCGAATCCGGAAGACGTAAACACCAAGCTGGAAGACCACATATACGACGAAGCCCGTTACGGGATGATGAGCGACTTTGCGCATAATCCCGCGGACGCGCTTCGCAGGCAAAACGGGCAATGGAACCTGAAGCGCAAGGGCGAAGGCTGGGACCCGTTTAAAAGAATGGCGTCATAGGGGGAGTAATGATGAAGGACAAAAAAGAATTTGTTGACGAACTTAAAAACCGCTTTGAGCAGCTCAGGGATGAAAGGAGAAAGCGCGAAAGCGACTGGAAAGAAGTGCAAAGGTATGTCGCTCCGTCTGTTTATTCATGGGATAACCCCCATGACAAGACTCCGAAACGCCCGCCAAGGTTTACAAGCAGGCCGACAAATTTCCTGAAGACGCTGCGTTCCGGAATTACCGGTTATTCGATATCGCCTAACATAGCGTGGCAGAAACTGGGATTGGAGAATAACGGAACCGGGGAGGGATACGGCGTAAAAGACTGGCTTGAAGTTGTGGAAAAGACGCTTTACGCGGAGTTTAACAGGTCCAACCTGTATCCGCAGGTGTCGAAGTTTGTAGAGTTCGCGGCAACCTGCGGGCATGCGGTAATGCTGATAGACGAGCAGCTTGCGGACAAAAAGGTCCGTTTTACCAATCTCAATTTACAGGAACTTTATCTGGACATAAACGAGTACGACGAAGTGGACACCGTATTCCGCAGGTATGTAATGACGTTAAAAAACGCGGCGAGCCTGTTCGGAAAAGAGAAACTGTCCAATTCGAGGCAGGAAGATTTAAAAGACAAGAAGAAATGGAGAAACGAAATTTTAATATTGCACGCCGTTTACAGGCGGCTTGATTTTGACGGCGAGTCCCGCAGCGCGGGCAACATGCCTTACGCGTCCGTGTATCTTGAAGAGGAGCAGGATCATCTGATACACGAAAGCGGGTATAACGAGTTTCCGTTTGCGGTGTTTGTCTGGGATTCGGTTAACGGAACGGCGTACGGGGAGTCGCCCGCGATACAGGCATTAGACGACATAAAACTTTTGAACATCATCGATGAGGCAAAAATGAAAATAACGCAGCTTTCCGCGGAGCCGCCTTATAACGTTCCTGATTCGATGAAAGGACCTCCCAGCGTAGTGCCGAACGGGTACAACTATTACATTAAACCGAACGAAATTGTTACGCCGATAAACACCGGGCAGAACTATCCGATAACTCTTGACATACAGAGGGAAATTGAAAACCGCGTTAAGGACTGGTTTTACGTTGATTTTTTCCTTGCGCTGATGAACGAAAGGCCCGCGAAAATGACGGCGACCTACGTAATGGAGCTGCAGGGGGAAAAAGCCGCCGTTCTTTCGGACCTGGTGGTCAACCTTAACAGCGCGCTTACAAAAATAATACAGAGGACTTTTAACCTTCTTTTGAAGCAGGGGAAAATCCCGCCTCCGCCCGATTCCCTTGCGGACACCGGGGCGCAGCTGAAGATTGACTTTATAGGCCCGCTTGCGCAGGCGCAGAAGAAATTCCACGAAAGCGTGGGCATTTCGCAGGGAATACAGCTAATCGCGGCGGTAGGGAATATTTCACAGACGGCGCTGGACATAGTTGACTTTGACGAAACGCTCAAGAACGGGCTTGAGGGGATGGGCTTTCCGCAAATTGCGATACGCGAAGACAGGGACGTGCAAGAGATGCGCAAGGAACGGGCGAGGCAGGAAGAGCGGGCGCAGCGGCAGGCGATGGCGGTGGAACAGCAGAAAAATATGGCGGCCGGCAACGGCATGCCTAATGTATCGATGCCGCAGGAAGGGGCGCCAATGGACGCGCTTAACAGGCAGATAACGGGAGGATTAACGAATGAACAATAAAATCAACTGGCGGTTTTGGGAAGACAAAAACCTTACGGCGCAGGCGAAAAACGAAATGCTGGTAGAAACCTGCAGGAAAGTGTTTTCAAGCGATGATGGAAAAATCGTTCTGAACATGCTTTTGACGGACCTGTTTTTGTTTGAGAACACGCGCACGAAACGCGAGTACGCGTTGAATGAATACGCAAAATTTTTTATTCGGGAACGGATGGGAATAAGCGATTCAAAATCCATTACGGATTTTATCGCGCAAACCGCCGTTAGCACAGGAGGGAAATAATATGAAGAACCTGACAGGCAGGGTAAATCTGTATCTTGCGCCTGACGGCGCAGGCGGTTCGGCGGATAACGGGACACCGGCGCCCGGTAACGCGGAAGAATTACTTAACAGCGCCATTACGGGCGCGGCCGGCGCTGAAGGCGGGAAGCCTGCGGCCAAACCTGACGAGGGGAATAACGCCGCCGGGGGAAAAAAAACCGAAAGCGAAAACGTAAAGCTGGCCGCGTGGACGGAGCAGCTTCCGCCGGAGATGAAGGGCAATCCTGACACCGCGGCGAAACTTGCGAAATTCAACAAGGTCGGCGACATGGCGAAAGCGTTTCTTGAGCTTGAAGGCAAGGCTTCTTCATGGGGCATTCCCGGAAAAGACGCCGCGGCTGAAGAAGTTGCGGCGTTCTGGGAAAAAGCCGGACGGCCGAAAACGGCGGACGGATACCCTTTCGCAAAAGACAAAGAGCATAACGGAGACGTGTTTGCGGACGCCGCTTTGAAGGCGAATCTGACAGCGGCGCAGGCCGAAGCGATGTACAAAACGTTGAGTGCGTTTGGCGCGCAAAAGCTGGAAGAACAGAGGCAGACCGCGGCAACGCGGATGAAAGAGACCGCGACGGCGCTGTCCGCCGAGTACGGCTCAAAGTATGCGGAAAAAATGGAACTGCTGAAAAGGGGGCTGGCAGCTGCGGGCCCGAATGTAGGCAGTCTTTTAAATCAGGCGGGACTGATTGGCAACCCGGAAATAGTGAAAGCCTTTGTAAGTTTCGGGGAGATGACCGCGGAAAGCGCCGCCTCAAGAGGCGGTTCTGCGGGAGACTCCATGAAATCCGTTTCAGACGGAGGGGCTTTTGATTTTAAAGACATATAAGGAGATTTAAATGCCAGCATTGAATATGGCAGATCAGATGACCGCGCTGGAGCTCGCAAGAAGGGCCAACGCGCCTGATCCGTTTAAAATTATCGAGTTGATGCGTTTGACAAACGAACTTTTGATTGACGTTCCGGCTCATGAAGCCAATGACGCTACAGTCAATGTCGCAATACAGCGCAACATACAGCCGATTGGCGAACACCGAATCTACAACAAAGGCGTAGGTAAAGCCGCGACACAAACAAGCGTCATCAGGGACCGTATCGCCATACTTTCGGCTTACTCACAGGTTGACGCGAAACTGATTGAACATTCCGGAAACAAGGCCGCGGCTCTTATGAGTGAAAGCGTGGCCATTATCAAGGGGATGGGGCTTACCCAGGCAGAAACAATCGTCTACGGCGATGAAACAAAACCTGACGAATTTGCGGGACTTATGTCCAGGCGCAACAGCTTAGGCGATCCCAACGTCATTGACGCGGGCGGTACCGGAAGCAACCTTACAAGCATTTATCTTTGCGCAATCGGGCAGGATTTATTACACCTGATTTACCCCAAAAGCTCAAAGAGCGTAGGCGTGATAAGGGAAGACCGCGGGCTGGTTGACGTTCAGGATGAAAAAGGCAGGGAATACCCGGCGTACAAAAACTATTTTGAAGCTCAATACGGTATAACCGTCAAAGTTCCGGACGCCTTAAAGCGCATCTGCAATATCCCAAAAGACATCAGCGGCGACGATCTTGTGGACCTTATCATCGAAGCGAGCTACAAACTGCCGCAGGGCGCTTCCACGTACGCGATGTACAGCAATATTGACATTCTCATCAAGCTGGACAAGGCGGCAAGAGACAAGGGGAATGTGGTACACAATACCGCAGACCCGTGGGGAAAACAAATCATCCATGTGCGCGATCTTCGCTGCCGGCGCATGGATGTCATTACCAGCGCCGAAGAACAGATTGCGTAAGGGGGCGCGCAAAACATGAGCGTAAGTTTTTTATATGACGCGTTAAACGATTTCGGAAACCTGCAATCGGCGGGAGATTTTCCGAACGTCATGAACATGGGAGAAGCCTCCGCGGAGCGCATGACGGTTGACCTCAAGCTGCCACAAGGGCCTCTTGAATCGGGTACGCTGACGCTTTCCGTAAAGGGAAGCGACAGTGAAAACGGGACATACAGCGACATTGTTACGGGAAGCGATGTGCAGGCATCGGACTTGAATGGCGAAGGTTATGCCCTGCCCATTCCCAAAACCAAATTCAAATTTTTGAAGGCTTCGCTGTCGGGTTCTTTTACCGGTACGGTGCAGGCAATCATCAACACCTATTTGGGCAAATAAGGAGGAACGAATGTTTGAAAACAAAACGACTCCTGCGGCTGAGCAGAAGCAGGAAGAGAAAGCGAAAGTTTACCGCTACAGGGCGAAGGAAAAATGCACCTATGGGGGCAAGTTCCGGAAGGTGGGGGAAATAATCGTTCTTTCGGAAAAGAAAGAAGTCCCGCATTTTGAACTTGTGAAAACCAATGAAGAATAATTCCGAGAAAAGCGGAAAGCGCGGCCCTATGGGGCAGAAGGAGGGGAATCGTGGAATATTTATTCTTGCGCGGAGGTTAGCCCGCCGCATGAGCGCCTGAAGTAGCGCGGCGGCATCTTTGGCTGGACGCCGTTGCCGCCGCATAAAAAAAATTAAGGGGGAATGAATGTTGGAAACATTATTTGACGGGAACGAAAAAGTGGACAGGATACTCAGTCTGACGGAAAAGATGGACAGGATAGGAACTGCCATAAGCCGCATAAAGTACGATGACGAGCTTGTTACGGAAGTTCCGCAGCTGCTGGCTGTTTTGGGCGCCGCAAGGGACGCTTTAAAGGCGGAGCTTAAAACTATATGAACATGAACACGGAAATAGTAAACCGCGCGTTGTTGGCGACAGGACAAAACTCTCTGACAAATGATGACATAAAAGCCGCAAACGCTTCTTATGAACTTTGCAGGGCGTTTTACATAGCGACTTTTCTTGAAGCTCTCTCTGAGGTCGAATGGGTTGGAGGCAGAAAACGCGTGAAGCTGGTCCTCACGGGAAGGCCCGTCATTAAAGACAGTCGTTATCTTTTTGCTTACGACATGCCTTACGACTGCGCCAAGCCCATCGAGCTGCAGGATAACGAATTCTTTCTTACGGAAGACAGGCTTATCCTTGCCGATGTTGAGGACGCGCAGCTGCTGTACGTGTCGAACGGCAAGGTTCTGCGAAACATTGCGATGGCGTCCGGAGGCTTGCCGGATGACATTCCGGAAATCGAATATTTTTCGGCGGGGCCCCCGGGGACGGAGCCGGACGTTACGCTTTATCCGGGAGCGCCAGAGGACATTGAAGACGAATTGTCTGATCCCGAGCCTGACAGCGATTATCCCGACTATGTCGCGCTTGACTATGAATCAAAGTTTTATGAGTACGTCGAGAAAAAACTTGCCGCAAAATTCGCAATGAAACTTTCGGACCAGCCGGGACTTCATACCCAGCTGCTGCAGGAGGCCCTGCTTGTAAAACAGGAAGCGGTGGACGCAAGCAGGTCGTCCAAATCGGCAAAGTTAAAAGAGAGCCCGTGGTGGAGCGAAAGGCTCGGGCTTGGAAGAGGGGTTTAATATGCTTATAACAAATTTTTCGGCGGGCGAACTTTCAAAGACTTTATTCGGCAGAATCGACATCCAGCAGTATTTCGGCGGCGCTTCGTACATTGAAAACTTCGACGTGATACCTACCGGCGGCATTAAAAGAAGGTCCGGAACGGAGCGTATTGCGCAGCTGGAAGAAGACGGCAGGATTATCCCGTTCATTGTGGACAGGGAACATTCGTTTTTGATTTACCTGGCCGCGGGGAAAATGAAAACGTTAAAGCTGCATGACGGTAAAATCACCGGAACGCAGGAATTTGAAAACGGCGCCGGATTGAAGCTGTTTGACAAACTTGAAGACGTGCGCGCCGCGCAGTACGCGCAGAACTTTGACACGATGATTTTATGCCATGAGAAATATCCGCCGATTGAAATCAGGCTGGAAAAAACCGGTTCGTTAAATGTTAAAACGGTTGCAGTTGACAACGGGGTAAAAGTAAAAGCGACAAACGCGGAAGAGAATGAGATTAAGGGCAAATTCCCTGACGACATAAAAGACAAGCTGTATGAAGAAAACGGATACCTGCGGGGGGAAGGCAATTACCCCAGATGCGTTACGTTTTATAACGGACGCCTTATTTTCGCGGGAACGGCAAATAATCCGCAGCGGATATTCGCAAGCAGAATTCTGACGGACAAGGATAAAATTGCAGGGTCGTACCCGTTTGCCACTTACGATTTTTTCGGCACAAAAAACAAGAAATACGTTTCCATACTGGGGGAAGTAAATCCGGAAAACACTGCGGAAATTATACTTAACGACATTTATGAGCGTCTTAAATTCACGGACGCCAATCTTTGGGAGTATGCCGTTGATTCGCCTTTCTATCCGGCGGATACCAGAATTGTAAGGCTGGAAGGCGACAGGCTGGAGCTGTCCAATCCCGGACAGGCGATAACCCCGCTTACGTCCGCGGAGCGCGAAGCGCTTGAAGCAATGATAATCAATTATGACAATTACCTAAATAAAAAAGAATATCATGTACCTGAACATTATGAAAATAATGTTTATGTTGCAGGCATTGCAAGAATAGTTTATTCAGAAGGCGCCAAAACTTCAGCAAGTTCGATTATTCGTTTGAATGTCGGAATAAACGAATTTTACGTAAAGTCTGCTTATGTAGAAGATGAAATGAAATTTTTTGATGATGATGCTGCAAGAACAATAACGGCAGATTCTTTGTATAACCGGTTCTTATCAGAAGTAAATAACAAAATTTCTTTAGTTATAAATCATTTATTGCAATGGCCAAAAGTTTCTATACTTGGAATTGATATCTATCATGAAAAGTTAAGAGAAGCCGCTGACGAAACGTACCGGCGTATCCGGGAAACGATGATGTACAATTTCAGGGGAACGTTGATATACGGAAAGCCGAGGGACATTCTTGCGGAGCTGGTTGTGAAATACGGCGTTTCTAAAATGTACGTCAATTTTTATACGGTTGACTATGTTTCCGACCGTTACCCTACACCGGACTGCGGGTTTACTTTTGAAATTGCAAGCGACATGAACGACTCCATTCGCTGGATTACCGCCAACAAAGGGCTTATCGTAGGGACGGAAGCGGGCGAATGGATTATCCCCACGGGCGTCCATGCCGCAAATGTGCAGGCCGCGCTTAACAGCCGCTTCGGCAGCGACAGAATACAGGGCGTCGCGGTCGGGGACGCGACGGTCTATCTGCAGACCGGCAAGAAAAGCCTGGTCGAATATTACATTCCACAGCAGGACAACAATTTCAGGGCGAACAATATGGCGATGATGTCAATGCAGATGCTCCGTGAAAGCGCAGCGGTTGAATTTGATTTTATTTCATCACCTTACATTAAGCTTCTGATAACGCGCGAGGACGGGATTGTGGCTTGCCTCCTCTATGAGCGCGGTACCGGTACGTTCGCGTGGAGCCGCATTGCGGTAGGAGAAGGCAGGATAAAAAGCGCCGCCGTGCTTCCAAGCGCCGACGGCAATGACGACGCCTATTTTCTGGTAAACCGGACGAATGGGTTTTTCCTTGAACGGCTGCGGGAAGAGGGCGAAGTCTACCTTGACGGTTATTCGGCATGGAGCGGCGGCCGTTCCGGTTACACGGAAGAAGCCGTCGTCTATGACGAACTGGACAATAAGGTTTACGGGCCCGAAGAATCGCCTGACGCAAGCCCCATGCGCTATATCGGGTATCCCTACACAAGCCGCGTGCGCAGCATGCCCATCCTTGCAAACGACAAAATGAAACCTAACAATGTCAAAAACCTTTCGATGCGGTTTCTGGACAGCTATATGCCGAAACTGAAATCCATCCCTAACGGCAAGACGGACGTTATCTGCACTCCACAAGAGCCTTATTCCGGAACGTACCGCGTGCCGTTTCCGGGAGTGTGGGGTAACGACGTAATGTTTGAATTTATTCACGTAAAACCCAGCCGGTGCTTAATTCTGGCTATTAACACGGAGGTCAATTAATGTGGTTCGTACCTTTAATTATGGCGGCCGCAGGCGCGGCCACGGGAGCAATATCAATCTGGCAGCAGGGAGAACGTACAAAAAAAGAACTGAAACATCAGAAAGAATCCGCGTGGCAGCAGTACCTGTACGGCAAGGAATACTCCGATACGCGCTTCGGAATACAGAAAAACGAGGCGTTAAGCCAGCTCAACGTTCAAAAGCAAAACCTTCGCAGCGAGATGGAATTGTCTATGGACGATTACAACACCGGCCTTTTGGCGCAGGCGTTCGGAATGCATAACGCGCAAATTGAAAACGCTTCCAATATCGGAATGTCCCTTGCCGCGGAAGGAGCGGGCGGCACAAGGGGGAACGAGGCCAATGAAACCATACGCTCTTACGCCGCGGAAAGCTTGCAGCGGAATATCGACGTTCAAAACAGGCAAAGCGGAAACAGGCTTGACCAGATGATGACGGGGGCCGCCATTGCATCCGCGGCAATTAAACGGGAAGAGTCTTCGTGGCAGCCGGGCGGTTACAGAATGCTCGAAAAGGACGCGCAGGACGCCTATAACAAAAACATTGCGATGGCGGGACAGTCGGAATTTGACTGGGGAATTGAACAGTCCAAGCCGACCTTCCTTGATTATGCAACCGCTTTTATGGGAGGCGGGATGCAGGGGTACCAAGCCGGAAAAACTTTCCGGGATTACGGTGAAAATTGGGGCAACAAAAATATGGACTGGAATAATATTTTCGGAAAAAAGAGTTAATTGACGGCTGTTAGCTGTTTAAAAATATTTTTTGGAGGAGAGAAATATGGCATATAACCACGCTACGGTCAACGACCTTTTTCGCAATGCAATCGGCGCTGCAGAAGTTGTAACAAGCGATATTGACGACAGAAGAAAAAAAGAAGCCGATGCTTTTCTTTATGCTCTTCCCGGAGCTTACGAAACCCACATAAACAACTTTAAAAGAGACAATCCTTTTAATTACAAAGGCAATCCCGACGACCCGGTAGAGCTTGACAATTACACTCATGAATATGAGTTGAAATTAAAAGCGGAAGCGGAGAGGTTTTTAAAAGGAAAACTTGGCAGAAATGCCAATATTCCCTATTACAAGAAAAAAGTTGATGCGCTTGGCAATTTAAGTTTTAACGATCTTAAAAATTACGCCTTGGTGGAACAGGATAAATGGCGTGCCGATTACGAGAACATGAGTTTGGTAAACGACATTAAGTCTTATGTTTCAAATATAGGCGATATATGGACGCCGAAGGAAACTTTAAGAACGGTTGCAAACAGAATTAGTCTTGCCGCGGAAAGAATACAACTGGGCCCGCAGCAGAAAAACAAACTGTACAATGACGCGGCTGTCGCTTCCTATGACAAATTCGCTTCCGCTTTACTTGGCGCTGTAAACGACGTGAATAAACTTGAAGGCACAATGCAGCGCGTCCGTGATGATTTTAAATCCATGACGAATACTTTGTTAGAAGTGTACGACGAAAATGGTAATGTCTCTGATACTCAAGAGAAACCTTGGACTTTTGACGGCAGGGAAGAATACGAAGCCAAACTGATTAAACGCGAAACTGAGCGTATCCAACAGGGGCGGTTCTCCGGTTTCCGTGAACAGAAATCACTCCTTGACAGGATGCTTTTGTCAGGCAATCTTGACGCCGCGATTGACCATTGCAGAGTATGGGGCGCGGAATTGAACAAATACTATAACCCGCGTAATCCCGAATACGCGAATCTTAATGACGACTTGAGAGACAGGGCTAGTAACTGGTTCGATGTGGGGAAAATTGAAGGGTACAAAAAGCAGGAGTTGGGAAAAGAAATTGCTTTGTTAGACGCTTACAATTTAGAAATGTTTCTTAGACCTCAAATAATCGGAGGTGATGGTACTGTTATTGTAGGGTTCAATGAAAGAAAAGAACCGATAACTATGCAGTATAAATCTTTAAATGAAGCGTTGAAAGGATTTATTTATTTTAAAAGAGAAGCATTTATGCAATCTAAGGGAGGAGAGCACTCTGTTAATTTGCAATTATGGGAAGCTGAACAGACAAAATTTTTTGAAAAATTTTATAGCGAAGTTGGAACAGCTTTAAAACAAATTAATCCCACACTGGCACTTGATTTTGATAAATTCATGCAAAATGATTTTTACATTAGAGAAGACAGCGGGTTTTACAACAGCGATATAAAAAAAATGTCTCTATATGAACGAGATGCTTACGGACAACGTTGTGTTAATTTTTATAAGAGTATTCTCTTTAACGGCGTGACAGATGTGGCTGAAATCAGAAATGCTATGCGTAAATTTACATCAGAAGAATTATTTAAATTTATGACGAAAGCACCAACAGAAAACAGTGAGGAAAATCAGCTAAAACAATTAAAAGCTTTCAGCGACATAGCGATGAGTGAAGAGGCAGAAGATATTGTATGGGTAAACTACAATCCCGAACGGTTTAATGTTTCAGGACAGACTAATACACCGTCTTACGAATTTAGAAGTCCTGACCATGAAAAAGCTGTTAATCAAGTAGCGGAAAATGAAAGGAAAATACTTGCTAACATTCTCGGCTTTCCGGTTGACGGTTTTCTTTCAGAGTGGATGGCGTCAGACAGGCGGAAAGGCGACGTTATCCCGAAGCAACAATTTACCATTAAAAGTAAATTAAGTTTGGAATCGGGAACGTTTTACTTGAATTATGAAGCGAATGGAAGACCTGTAGTTATGAAACAAAATGCTTCCGGCAGCTGGGATGTCTACAAAAAAGCGGAAGGGGCAATAACAAAAGACGAATATATTGAGGCAATAAGAAACGGGAAAAATCCAAAAACAGGTGAAGACTTCGATTACAGTAGACCGCCTCCGGGATCGCCGGTGGCTGAATCCACATGGAACAGCGCATATTATAGCCGATACCCGTTAGTAAAGTATCAAGCGTGGGCCGATTTTTTTATGAAGCTGGAACAGGGGCGATGGAAATGAACAAGTTGAGAGTTGGCTATTGTATTTGTAATCAAAGGAGGTTATTAATGAACAAGCTGTTTTTATTCATAAACAAAAATTGTTTCAATATTAAAATAACGCCCTTTACCATCAAGAATGTGATGAACACCATCAATCCAATATCCGGCTCTAACTTTGTTTTGGTTTTGATAAAAATACCAACCTGCAATGTATACATTACCACGATTTACAAAATACGCTTGCTTGGAAACAATATTATAAATGTATCCTTCTATGTTATATTCACGACGTATACCGTTAATAAAATAATATTTATTACTTACCATGTAAATATTACTGTTATAAACTTTAAATACGTCAATAGGCAAACCATCTGTATTAGAGAAAATATGCTGTTTGTTGTCTATCCAATAACAAGCCTGCGATTGAAAATTATTTGCACCAATATATATTTGATTTCCCACGACTTCTATTCCACAAGGACTAAAATTTTTAGAATTAGAAAGCTCATAACGAATGTTATCCACCCAATAACAAGTATAAAAATCAATTCCCTTATCAAAACTGCCTGCAATATATACAATACCATTAATAACAGTAAAACATTTAGGATAAAAAATACCGTCAGATGGCCCGTTTTGTTGGACACCATTTTTCCAATAACACGTTTTATTTCTTTCGTTATCACCAACAACATATACATCAAAATTATCAACATGAATTTTATAAACACGCAAACAATCTGGAAGTTCGTAAGGTTTCCCATCTATCCAGTACCGACATATGTTTTCTCTATAAACCCCTGCTATATAAACACTTGTTTTATATACAGTAATCGCATCTATGGAGACGCCATCTATCTCATATTGAACGCCATTTTTCCAGTAACAAGCTTTTCTACCTTTACCAGACAAATTAATTTCATCACTATACGAGCCACCAATATAGATATTTTGAGCATAAATTCCAAAAATCAGGAAAATGAAAAGAAAAACAATCATCGCTTTTTTCATAACATGAATCTCCATAAAGAAAAATTTAATCCAAAAGAGGCGAAAAATCAAGAAAAGAGGAGAGCCGCATAATGTCAGATTTATTTGAAAACAGGAACCAACAAAATTTTTTCCAACCGCAGCTTCCGGAAAGCCCTGATAACTACGGGCCTAATACACAGGTAACTTTACCGAGAGGGTTTAACGACCCTCCCGGACAACCACGAGGGAAAAGTGCAGCAAACCTTTTCAACCAATGGAGTGAAGGAGCGCAAAAACTTCAGGATTTCAGGGACGAATTGCAGTTAAGGCACGGCGGGCAAAGTCTTTCAATGCGCGAATCAAATTTCCTTTATGACATGAAAACGAACGACTCTTTAAACGAAGACGAAATTTATAAATACATGTCGGCAAGAGAACTGGCAGAGTACTTCCAAATTGATCCTAATATTGTTTACAACAATTTTGATGAAATCTGGAAGTTAATATCAGATGACAGAGAAGACCGTTACGCCCCGCCAAAAACCCTCTATGAAGCCACAAAGAATTCTGTACAAATAGCATGGAATATGCTGCCTATGGGGAAAATGGGGATTGAACTGCAATCCCTGGATAATGGAATAGCCGCAGCGAAAGACGAAGCAAAGCGGAAAGATTTACAGCAGAAAAGAGACAAATTGTTTGAAGAAATCATGAAAATACGGCAAGCCAATGACGAGCTTGCAAGAAGAATGCCTGACGACGCCCTAACAACGATTATCACGGGTACGATACAATCGGCTCCTTTAACGCTCAAGTCTATGGGAGGCGGCGCTGTCGGAGGGCTTGTCGCCGGAGGGGCCGGAGCATTAATGGCAGGTCCGGTGGGTTTCGCGGCGGGCTGGAAGGGCGGTTACAAGTTGGGAAGTTTCGCCGCTTCAAGCGCGGAAATGACAGGCTTGCTGTACATTGACTTGATTGCCGCCGGAGTGGAACAGGAAAACGCTTCGCGCCTTGCGCTTGTAGGCGGAAGCATAAACGGGTTTATTGAATCCGGACTGGGAGTGGTCGCGGGCTGGGGGAAATCCGCGGCGAAGACAATCGGCGGCGCGGTGCTGTCCAAAGAGGCGCAGGCGAAAATAGCCGAAGCCGCGTCTAAAAGTTTTATCAAGAAAATATTGACAGACATAGCTTCGTCAGCCGTGGGCAGGAGCGTTATTGCGAAGACTCTGCTTGAAACGGCAAAACAGGCGGGAGAGGAAGGAATAGAGGAAGCGTTGCAGTTTCTGGTTGAGCAGGCGATGGTTTCCATCGGAGACGCCCTGCAGGATTCTCCTGTAGACAGGAATTTATGGGGAAGCCCCGAGTTTTGGGACGAACTGGGCCGGTCGGTTGTAGGCGGCATTGCGGGCGGCATCGGGTTCGGCGTTATAAATTTCCCGTTTACATTTGCGGGCAATGTACGGGAAACGGCGGCGCTTACGAAACAGCTTAAAAACCTTGCCGTTACGATTGACGACAAAGCGGAATTCATTCCGGCGGCGAGAGAAAACCCGTTAGCAAAAAATTTAACCGACGAGCAGCTTGGGCAGATGTACGACAAATCGGAAGGAGAACGGCTTGATTACCACAAGCGTATGAGGGAAGAGGCGGAAAAAGCGGGCGGCCGTTACGCGGCGATGCCCACGATTGAGGCTCCGGCGAACATGAGGCGGAAGGGCGACGGCAGGCTTGATATAAAAATAACCGCAGACGAGAACGAGGACGGCTCTGGGGAAGGAAGTCTTTCTGTTTACGATCCGCCTACGGGACAGATGATGGCCGGCCTTGATTACAGCTGGGACGCGGAGACGAACACAATTACGGTTGAGAACATTGAAATGTCGCGTGCAATAGCGGACGGTGAAGGCGTTATCGCGGACATGTTTAAGGAGCTTGCGTGGGACAATCCTGAAATGGAATTTGTGTTTGAGCCGGATGAGCGCATGAGCGAAGCTGCCGGTGTTGACCTTGCGGCTTTAAAGAAGCGCCTTATCGAGGCGAATCCCAGGGGCGCGGAAAACGGGCTGAAGTATTTCCGAAGCGGGGACGAATTCAACATGACGCGCGAAAACCACAAGGACATTGCGACAATAGCGCGGTTTACCGGATGGAGCATGGAAGCGGCGAGAGACAACTGGAGGGTAATGAACACCGCCAGAAATTTCGGCCGCGACGTGCACGAGATGATAAGCGGCCTTACAAACGAGGAAGAACTGCGTTTGCGGGCTGCGGAAGACCCGCAGGGAGTAAACGCGCAAATTTTGCGTAGGCTTGACGAGGGGCGCATTGCGGCCCAGCAGAGCGGGCAGAGAATCGGCGGGGGGATAGTTGCGATAAAGCGCGGCGTGAACGGGGAGCCGGATCAGATACTTAACAACATAAACGACGCCATGAAAGAAAACTTTGAACGGCTGCGGGCGATAACTGTCGTAACTCAAAATTCAGACCCTGCCACGCTCCTGCACGAGTGGATGCACTGGATGACTTCTTTTGTCATTCCGAACAGCCCGCGTTACAAGACGCTTCTGGAAGAAGCGGTGAGCAAGGCGTTCGGGAAAGAAATTAAACTTGAGGACTTTAACAGGGAACATCACGAATGGCTGTCAAAGAATTTCGAGCACTACATGAAAACGGGGGAAGCGCCCACGCCCGGGCTTAAAGCCCTGTTCAGGCGGATAGCCGAAGCGTTGAGGGAGTTGTTTTCGCAATGGACGGGGAATCCCGAACTGAAAAAATACTTTGACGAACTGCTTGCGGGTCCGCAAAGCGCGGCCGGGCAGGAAGCGGAAACCAAAAGCGCGGCGCGTGTACAGACGGACAACGGGCAGCAGAAAGCGTTTGCGGAGATGACGGAAGCGCAGCGGGTGTTTCAAAGCGACCTGTACACCGACAGCGAAAAGATGGAAATGCTTCATTCGATGAGGGAAGCCCGTAACGCGATTGAAAGCGCACAAATGACAAAAGAGGCGGCGGAAGAAAGGAAAGCCGCTACAGAGGCCGCCAGAGGGCAATGGAAGGCAAATAAAAAGGTTTACGGGGAAGATCAAAAGCATAAACCGACCGCGGCGCTTATTGACCGCGCCATGAACATAGCGGACGAGGCGGAGAGGGAGAAGGCGGTAAAAAACATCCGGGAGCTGCGGAAAGCGTATGAAGGCGCGGACGCGGAATATAAAGCGCCTAACGGAAAGGACAGCCTGTTGTTGGACGCGCTTGGACAGGAGAAAGGGAAGGAAGCGTGGTACGCGGTAAGGACGCAAGGTTTTAAGGACTGGTTCGGGGACTGGGAAGCGCTTGCTAACTCATACATTGAGAATGACGTAAACTCAATAAACGAAGCCGCCGCGCTGGTAAAAAACCTTGTTAATGAAAAACTGGAAAACAAATTACTTAAAATAAACGGCACTATTTCAGAGAATTCTTTAAGAAAACTTACCAAAGATGACAGCGCGATAAAAAAATCGGTATCGCCTAAACTTCACGCCTTGGCTGTCGCGAATATAAAAAAGCTTTTTGAAAACGCGGCAATTGACGTTACGCACAAAGATACCAAAGGAAACAGGGATGTCGAATTAGTTCACAGGGTAGGAGCGCTGATGACCTATCAGGGCGAACACTATCCCGTAAAGATAACCTTAAAACAATATTTCGACAGTAAAAAAGGGACACGGCTTTATTCGGTAGAAGCGCTTACGGTAGAAAAGATAAAGTCCGCAGGGCAGCTGGCCGACGCCGGTAAAACCGGAAGTCAAGCCCCGATTGCGGACTTCAATAAAAAGATAATACAACTTGCCGAATCCGTCAAGTCCGTTTCAAAAATTGTTGACGAGAACGGGGAGCCGCAGACGGTTTTTCACGGAACTCATTCTTTATTTGATATATTTGACCGTAACAAAGGAAGCTTGAATGACGCGGGATGGTCAGGAGAAGGACATTATTTTTATGAGGACTTTAACGAAGCCGCACAATATGCACAAGGGAATGACGGTCATATTATGGCCGAATTTTTAAACGTACAAGAGCCATACTATTTATCTGATGAAGAACGCAACCAACTGGTTGAGCAGGACAGCCGGGACTTCTCTATTGAGTTTACAGAACAACTTAAAAGCGATGGTTATGACGGCGTGTTTTACAACGGCGATTTACGGAAAGAATGGACGGTTTTTAATCCAAATCAAATAAAATCCGCCACTGATAACGCGGGAACGTTCTCTAGCGATGATGACAGCATTCTGTTTCAGACGGCATGGAACGGCAGCACAGCCATGTTTGACCGTTTCGATAATTACTACGCAAGCAGAAGCAGTCTTACAAAAACCCACGGCTGGGGACATTCTTTCTACAGCCAGCGCGAAGCCGCAGACTGGTTCAGTAAAAAACTGGAGGAATACAAAGGCGCTGCGGGCTGGCTTTATGAAGCGAAGATTCCTGATGATACAGAACTGTTGGAATGGGAAAAATCATTAAACAGCCAGCCGGAAAAAGTAAAGAATGCAGCCGTTGAATTAATCACATGGAATAAAGACGGCAAATCAAATTTTAATGAAGCCTATAATTTGCGGAAGTTTAAAGACGGTAATTACGGTTTTTTCAGGTCAATCAATGGAAAAATGAAATGGGCAACTATTGAGGAAGCACAGACGGCCGCGAAGTCAGAAATTATGAAAACCCTCAATGGTCAGGATTTTTATGCCGGCATTGCCAAAATCATCGGAGAAAAAAACACGTCGCTTTTATTAGACAGCATGGGAGTTAAGGGCATAAAGTATTTTGATAAAACCACTGAAAAAATGGGTTTGTCAGCTTCTCACAGTTTTACCGTATTTGGAGATCAGGCCATATCAATGACGCCGCTTCTGTTTCAAACGGCGTATCACGGAAGCCCTTACAAGTTTGCCGGTTTCGACAGCTCACACATGGGCAAAGGAGAAGGGGCGCAGGCGTTTGGTTATGGGCATTATTTCGCCGGTAAAAAAGAAATTGCAGAACATTACAGAAAATCGCTGGCGGAAACAAAATATTATGACGGAGACCGGGAACTTTACGGTGATGAAGCATGGGCGGCGCAGTTCCTTTTTAACAACGAAACCGACAATCCGTCAAAAATTACAAAACAGGAAGCCGTAGAGAAAGCTAAAAAGTTTTTAAATCAGGAAGGGCAAGAAAGGATTATCCCGCTTATTAATAAACTGGACAATGACAACCTTCGTTATGAAGAAGGCCAGCTCTATGAAGTGGACATTCCGGATGACGATGAAATGCTGGACTGGGATAAAAAACTTTCGGAACAGCCGGAACAGGTCCGGGAAATAATAAAAAGGTACGAGGACAAAATAAAAATACCGGGGTCGGTAATTGACAATATGACCGGCGAGCGGATATATCGCCAGCTTTCACAGAAAAAAGCAAGAGAAAAAAGACCGGGCGAAATATTTGAGGGAGGAAATGAAAAAGACGACAAAGCCGCTTCGGAATATCTTGGTTCGATAGGCATTAAGGGCATCCGTTATCTTGACGGCTCAAGCTGCGCCGCAGGCGAAGGTTCGCATAACTATGTCATTTTCGATGACAATGACATAAAAATTACAAAGACGTTTTACGAAATGCTTTTCCAGATGACGCGCGAAGAAATCTACGCGGAAGCGCTGAATCATTCCAGTCCGCAGAAATGGATGGAAGCGGATGACTTTGCGGAAGCGGTGTCTTATGATGACGGCCTTGCGGCGTACCATAGGGACAATAAAAACGAAGAGCCGGTTACAAAGGCTGAAAAAGAAGCATGGTACGAGAAACAGTGGAACGAAGCGCAGGTACTTGCGAGAGAAGCCGCTCTTGGCGATGACGGGGAGCGGATGCCGGCAAACGCGGAATCGGTAAATCCCCAGTTGTTAGGCGAAGAAAACGGAAGCCTTGACTGGGATACTGAATTATACGACAGGGAAGCGGAAGCGGGACAGAAGGATACCGGCGGCGCGGAAGCCGGAAGTGAAGAAGCCGTTACTCCGGACAATGAGAAAAAACCGATAACTACGAGCGAAGCAAACAGGCGGCTTGTTTCCAGGCTGCCTAAAGTGATTGACGATTTTCTTTTGTTAATGGGGCAGACGCTAAGGGAAAATCTTGCGCATTTCGGAGCGGTAACGGAAGAAGACGCGGCGGCAAGGGAGCAAATCGAGCGCGACAAAGAACGCATTTATAAAGAAGCGCATCAGTACGTCCGCGCGCTTGCGTTACGCACAACTACAGGCAAACAGTTGACGGAAACGCAGCGCCGGACGGCCATGAGCCACATCAGGCGGAGTCTTGAAAGCGGAGCCACCGTATACCGTGAATTGTACGCTTCTTTGAGCGGCGACAAAGAATTTATCCGTTACGCAGAAAACGAGACGCAGGATACGGGAGTAAAAGGAGAAGCGCAGCGCGCGGCAAGGGAAGCGCAGGGGCTGACGGCTTTCCAGAGGACGCGGCTTGCGGAGCGGATAACCGATAAGGACATTGCGCGTAAAATACGCAAGGGAAAGGCCACGCAGGAAGAGCTTGAGAATTACGTGAAACGCGGCGAGGAAGAGCTGCGTGAAATGGACAAAGAAATTAAATCCCTTGAAGGGGAGCTGGAGAAATCAAAAGGGGAAACGGAGCAGGAACGCGCCGAAGCCGAAGCATGGTACAGGCAGTACCGGAAAACAAAAGCCGAACTTGAAACGGCGGTTAAGGAAGCCGATAACCTTCAGGAAAAACTTGAAGAGGCGCGGGAAGCGAAAGTGAACGCGGCCGAACGGATGAGGGAAAGCAGGCTGAAATCGGAAGCGGATTTAAAAGAGAAGCTCGCGTCCAAACGCGATGAAATAAAAGCGCTGCGCCGAAAGCTGAAAGAAGACACTGCGCACGCTGAAAAACAGGGGCGGCTTACCAAAGCGTGGCAATGGGCCGAATGGCGCAAAAAACTGGACGATAAAGAAGCGCAGCGCGAGAAGAAGGCGGCTGACAAAAAAGCCGCGGCGAAAGCTCTTGCAAACAACAAGAAACTTACAGCATGGATTTTTTCACCTAACCGTATAGGTATGAACGTTTGGGTAAGGCAGAGAGAACTTATCATGGGGATACTAAACGCCCTGTTTGACACAAGCGAAAAAGCGGCGTGGGCGTTGAAGCTTGACGCTGAAATAAAAGACATAACAAGAAAGATTGAAAAAGAAAAACGGCGTTTAGCTAAAGCGGAAAACGAAGACGCTACTAATTCTCCAATATATAGAAAGGCCGGACACAAAAAAGAAGAATCCCAGTATCTCATAGACCAATACGAAAACCAGCTTGACATTCTAAAATCGGAGAGGGCGCATATTGAAATCATATCCCCTGATTTAAGCGGAGTGAATACGGATCAGGCAGGTCCGGGAAAGGACACTTACGATGCCGGGACGATTGTTTACAACGGCAAGACGATGAGCGTTGAGGAATTCCGGCAGCAGTTTTACGAAGGTCAAATCCGTTACGGGTTTATGGATTCTAAACTGCGAAAGACGTTATACAAAAGCGCGCCGCCGGCTTTCAAAGACGAACTGTCCGCGAAATCGGCTGGTGAGAAAAGAAAAACAAGCGCGGCGATACTTGCTAAAACAATGAGCGAAGAAGACCTGCTTGCCGTAAAAACCGTTATAGAGCAGTTGAACAAAGAAGGAAAGGCAAACTGGCATCGCAGGCAGTTCGCGGTTCATCTGGAACAGCAGGAATTGATTAAGGCAATTTTATTCGGGCAGGACGAGCTTGTAGAGGAAGGCAAAACCGGGCAGGCGAAACGTTTTAAAAAGGCGATGGAAACCGGCAATATGGCGGAACGGGAAAAGATTCTTGGCAAAGGCGCGGATATTGAAAGAAAGGCGTTTATGACGCTTGACGACAAACGGCTGACCCAGTGGATGGACGGAAACAAAAAGCGCGCGCTTTACCAGCTTGTATGGAGGGATTACAGGCGTTACGCGGAAAGAAGGGACAAGGCGTACTACGGACGCATAGATCGGGTAATGGAAATTATAGGCCGGGGAACTGCGGAACAAATGGCGGCGGAACAAAAACTGGGCGAAAGGGAGCGCAGGCGCAAAACGGAGGAACGCGCAAACGAGCTCATGAAAAAACTAAGTGAGAAGAACATAAAAATTGAAGGCGTGGGCCCGAAAAGAGCGGCGCGGAAGTGGGAATACGGGGGAGATTTTAAACTGGAGGAAGTGAATACCGTTTTTGAAAATCCGCTGACTATAGAAGTGTCGCTTGCGGACTTGATGTTTATGGCTGTAGCCCTGGACAACAAATTCGCAAGAGCGCATATACTGTACGGCAATTTGTGGCACAAGGACGAACAGGCGTACTGGGAACAGTTCCTTACTCCTAAAGGCACACTGCCGAAAGATATAAAAGATATAGTAGACGCCATAGGTCTAGAAAAAGAAAAGCTGTTAAGGAAGGCGATTGACCAATATCTTTTTGAAGACGACGGCAAGGGCGGAAGGAAAGCAAATAAACAATTAATGCAGATAACGGACGCCATAAGGAACGATTTTGAAGCGCACTTTCCGGAAACAAAAGCGGTATACGAAGACATGTTTAACTTTGTGGTTGAAGGGCAGGAGCATTACCTGCCCATCATGATAACCGAAGGCAGAAACGACATAGCCGAAAAGCAGGACGAAATAGAAGCGCTGACAACCGGCAGCTATCAGGTAAAGATAAGTCCGGACAGAGGCATGAATATGGTCCGTATCGAAATAGGCCCGACGCATCAGACCAAAATAGAAACGGACATATTCAAGGTGTTTTTCAAGGGAGTGGAACGCGAAGAACACTTCGCCAAATTCGCGCCGTACGTGCGGGACCTTAACACGGTACTGAGGGGAAGAAGCAACAACTCAAAACAGCTTGCCGCGAATTTAACCGAAATGTACGGCAAATGGGCCGTAGACAGGCTTTATCAGCATATCAACATGGTTGGGCTTCCGCCATCCGCGAAACTGAACAATGCGTGGGAAAACGCCGCAGGGCTTGGAAGGGCGCTTTCAGGCAATACGGGCGTTGCGTACATAGCGTATAACATACCCGCGTGGCTTGCGCAGTACCCGCAGTCGATAGCGGGTTTCTTCGGGAAAGCCGACATGCGTTTCATTTTTTCCTCGCTGCTTGAAATCATGAAGCCGGGAAACGACCTTGTGGACAGGGTGTGGGAAAAGAGCGCAATGGTAAGAAAGCGCGTAATAAACATAGCGGAAGAGTACCGCAAGAACCTTGAAAAGGAAGGCGGGAAGTTTAAAGAGCTTCAGGCGAAGTTTATTGAAATCGGCATGATGGGCCAGAAACACGCGGACAAAACGATGGTTGCGGCCGGATGGTGGGCGTTATACCAAACCGCGCTGAAAAAAGGCATGAGCGAAGAAAAGGCTGTAGTGTGGGCGGATGAGATAACGGCGGAAACGCAGCCTGACCTGAGCGCTATTGAAACAAGCCCGATATACAAGGACGGCGGGCTTGGCCAGTTGTTCATACGTTTTACGCAGCCGTTGAATGTGGTATGGCAGAACCTGACATACGACAATTTCATCAGCCGTGAAAAAAGTTTCGCCGCCGTAATAGCAAGGGTAACGGCTTACGGTATCGCCGCGTTAATTGTGGCCTCTGCACGTGGAGCGCTTGCGAAAAAAGACGGTGAGGACAAAGACCCGGATGAATTAACACGACAGGTTTTTTATCATTTGCTGTTTTCATCGTTTTTTGAAAGCGTTCCGATTTTCGGAAACACGGCTTCAGGAGTCGCGGAGAAACTGCTTACCGGAGAGGGGAAAATTTACCAGCCGCGCTATTTTGATTTTGCGGAAAGGCTTTTTAACATTCCGGTCAAGATGACGAACGAGGATTATGAAGGCGCGATAAAAGACGCCATAAACGCGCTTGGGCTTGGAGCCGGACTGCCCACGTCTCAAGTAAACCGGATTATCAAGGCGATTAAGGAGCAAAATCCTTGGATCATATTAGGGTACGACCCGTGAAACGGGCCGGACAAAAAAACAACAAATAAAAGGGAGAAGAAAAAATGAAAGTTGTAACTCAGCATTACATGGGAACTACTGAAGAGTGGAAGGCGGCAAACCCAAAACTGTACAATGCGGTTTGGGGTTTTGAAAAAACAAAAGACGGGAAAATACTTGCCAAACTGGGCAATGGCGAACATCGCTGGAACGAACTTAAATATTTTGACGTTGAAAATATTAAGGGGCTCACGGAAACGTTAACTGAAATTAAAGACAGCGTGCAGTTTTTTGACGACAAGTGGATGAAGGGTGATGAGGATACTCTTGCAAGCGCAAAGGAATATACTCTTCAAACGGCAGAAGCTGCGGCAAAGGCCTATGTTGACCGCCATGATGAAAACGATGAAGCCCATCCGGATATCAGGTCAAAGGTAGAAGAGTTGGCTGATAATATTCATGCGTTATCACCTGATGGTTATGACGAATTGAAAGAGACGGTAAACCGTTTAGACAGCTCTTATAATAATAAAGCTGACAAAAATATGATTGGACAACCTGAAGGAATGGCAAGTCTTGACAGTGAAGGCAAAATACCGCCGGAGCAATTTAATTTAAATATACTTTTTCCCATAGGCTGCAGTTATATACAAGGTATTAACGATCCTGACCCAATTGATAGAGGACTGCCAGGACATTGGGAATTATGGACGCACAGAGCGGAGCAGTACCGCTTAACATCGGCAGCGCTGCCCGCGTTTACTGTTTATACTCCCGGCGCAAATTATACCGCTAACGCCTATGTATTGTGGCATTTACCCGGCGCTGGCTATGAATTATTTAAAGCAAAAGCTGCCATCACAAACGCCGCGGCACAGCTTAACCCGATACTGTGGGATAAGTATGTGTTAGGTGATATTGTAGACCGAAGGTTTTTACAGGGTTGGCTTGATGATGATTTTGCAATTGGGCACGTTATCGGGAACGGAGATTACGCGGGTATGAAGGTCAGCGAAGTAATCGCTCTTGGCGGAACATTCCCGAGCTGGGAAGGCGGAAACAGACCAACCTTTAATAGTGGCATAGCGCCTGATGTGATTAGGAACTGGAGTGGATATTTACAAGACATTTACGGCGGTATAAATATGGCAGCAGCCGGAGCTTTTAGAGCAAATATTATGAGCGGTGCTATTTTAAATGGTAATGCTGGAATGTATTCCCATTTTTATCTTGAACCTTCACGAGTAGTTCAAACAGGTAATGAAAACAGTTCTCGAAACATTTCAAACTGCTTCTGGCGACGTGTAGCTTAAGCAACCCTACGCCAGAAGCTGTCTGAAATAGTACGGGCGGAATTCTCATTGCCGGTAGGAACAAACTTTGATGAATCAAAAATTATATAGCCCTCAAACCAATAATCATTATGAATTTGATTGGGAGTATTTAAATTTTCTTTCTGATAACTGAAAGCGCCACTACTCATTACTCCTATGCCTGCATTATGGGAAACCCCACGAATATTTCTTATTGCATCTCCTGCAACGCCACTATTAAAGGTTCATAAAAAAATGATGTGTTATGCGCTTTTTAAATCATTCTCAAGAGCGGTTATTTGCGGACGCAGTTCATTAATTATTTCTTCATATTTCTCAAAGGTTTCTGTATCCTTTACGGTTGCTTCGTTTTTAATAATCGCTTTCAACGGTCTTATTTGCCGTCGCTCTGCGTCTTCAACGTCAGCTTTCATTTTACCAAGTCTGTTTTCTTTTTCCGCTCTCGTTTTCTTTTCAGTATCAACAATCCACTTATTCTTTTTGTTGTCAAATTTCTGATACGGCTCATTTTCAATCGGCGCTTCTTTTGTGTATTGGTTTTCGTCAATTGTTTCATCAATTCCGTAAATTAACTTTGTTTCTCCGGTTTTTTCTTTGTGATACCAGCAACCGCGATTGTCTTTGCGCCCTTGTTTCTTGAGCCATTCATCATCATCAAGATAACGCATATTTGCGTCATATCTTTCGATTGGAGTTTCTTCATGCAGGACGTTATTTGTCGGTGATAATTTCCAGTCAAGATTTTCCGGTAACGGTTTTTCATTTTCTCGCGTTACCTGCACACGACCAATTTTACCGTCTTTAATTGTATACCATGTCTTTTTCAT